GGGAGATTTAAAATTAGCAAAGAGTGATTCTCATTACAACAGATGTGCAGCAGAGAAAAGAGATAAGGACGAACCAATGATAACGGTGATTGACTCTGACGATGCTACCACGTGGGCACAGAGATTTGTTATGCCTGTTTTTGCTGCGGTGATGCAACCTTTAGTGGAGAAAAAGTACTTTATCATTTTGTGCAGGATTTTCAATCTTGCCACTAACAAGAAGTTAGAGTTGCCTTCGTCAATGCTGAAACTTTTTATAGAGAATCCTGGGGTATTCAATTTTGATGACGGTTTAAATGAGCTAAAAAGGCAATTCCTTAAATTGTCTTCTAAGAACAACTTGAACGATGGAATGCAGATATATCTTAAAAATTTAAGCAACATGATGCAGGGAATTTTCCATTATACTTCATCACTTCTGCACGCTTGTCATCTTTATACTATTTCTTTGTTCAATAAATTGATGTTGGCACATTTAATGAACACAGGAAAACTTTCTTCCGATTGCAGGTTGATACAAACTACAAAAGTGTCCTCAGATGATTCAGCAGTAATTCGGACAATCATTACAAAAGAATCCAGTTCAGCAATTGTCGTGAAAGTTCTAGCATGGTTTTCACAAGTGAAAAGAACAGCATATCCGCTACTCACAATCATGCAGAGCGAGGAAAAGAGCACTCCTGAATGCTTCAATGCAGTAGAAGAGTTTAATTCTTTGTGGATAATTTCAAATACACTGATGACTCCATTGATCAAGTTCGTCTATGCAGCAATCAACTCTCGTGTGGTATCAAGATTTGATGACAGACAAATTTTGATGGCTGACACCAGGAAACAGTGTGTTGAAAACGGAGCATCAATGCACTTATCTGCAATAATTCAAGAGTGTCAGTTTAGGATCCATTACACTACAATGGGAGCTAACACCAGTGCAATGTTTCCCTTTTACATTCAGATGTTGCTTAATAAGCCTCATCCCGCATTAGGATTCTTTATAATGGAACCAGAGTCAATAAATGGTGTCCTAGGATATGATTTTGCACACTATGCGGCTATTAGATCGATAAGAGGCACAAATTGTGTTGAAAGGTTCTTGTTTGAGCGAAATGGAGCAGAAGTTACGGAAACTGGAAAACCTACAGTTACAGCAAATCTGTTGATTGGAAGAGGTAAACAATTTAAGGAATTCTTAGATAGATTGAACGTGCCCAAGGACTGGAAAGTTGCTATTGAAAAAGAACCAGAGGTTCTTTACAGACAAGCGCGAACAGCTTATGAGGTTTTAGTGACAATATACAAGAAAGCAATCAATCCTAGTT